TTTTTCGGGGATGAGGCGGACAAGCCCGACCGATCAGCTTTGCCAACACCCATTGATCAGTTTGCAAAGAATTATCTCGGTCTTCGCGTATCATTCGCCCGTCTCTCGCCGGATGGAAGCATCTGCGGTGTCACTGCCTATGCCGACACTGAGTACAAGATCACGGAACTTGGTATTACGCGCACACTGGCTTTGAAGCGTAATCAGGTCATCTTGGACGAGAGCTTCATTCGATCCGGCAACGTGCAGCGGCTCTGCGCCAAGCGCAGATTTACCCTTGCCCACGAGTGCGCCCATCAGATTCTCTTCCAACTGGAATCGGAAGAGGTAAAGGCGTCCTGCGAAATGAAATATTCCGCACGGACAGCCTATACGCCGCGAGAGCTGAAAACCCGCGAGGACTGGAACGAGTGGCAAGCAAATGTCTTGGGCGCGGCGATCCTGCTTCCTCAAAAAGAGGTTGACCTGGCAATGCGTCGGTTTGCAGAAACGCCGCTGATCAATTACGAGGGGAGGTATTCGTATGGTGATCACTTAACGCTGCGCCTTTTCTGCCGGTTGTTCGGTGTCTCCAAAACAACGGCGTCTATCCGCCTTCGTCAGCTCGGCTACATGGTAGATCGTCCATTCAGTGAGTATGTTGACCCATTGGAGGTGTGGTAATGAAGAGAGCATCCATTCGGGTTCAGGAACCGACGCCGGAGCTGATCGAAAAAATCCGCAGGGCAAGAGTTGCCATTTCCCAGCAAAAGCCCCGATACCTGAAATGTCCCTATTGTCAGCATAATGCCATTGCTGTCTACGAGGACACGAGAGGTCATGTAGAATCCAAGTGCAAGAAATGCGGGCGGATCACAGTCTTTGATGTGCTGAATATGAGAAGACTGCGACCGCGTACCAAGTAAAAACCGGAGGACAAGCCTCTGTTCTAAAATAAAATATATGTCATAGCTGAGCTGTGGAGCCGCCTGATAGGTGAAGTCATCCTAATGCCGCATGAGACAGAGTTTAATTGCTCTGTTTTATCGGCATGGGATTCAAACCTCACCGTCATGCGGCTCTTTTTCTGTCTTCACCCTTCCCGCTGCTCCCGCGCAGCGGAAAGGATGAACAATGAAAATCCCTAAGACCCCTATCGCGTTCGATTACGACCTCTGGACTACGGAGGACGGCAAGTGCATGGTGCGCGTGAAACGAACCGGCGAAGTTTCCGAGGTTGACCGCAAGGTTATGAGAATCCTTCGCGCAGAGGAAAAGCGGATCAGACGCTCGTATGGCTCTGACAACACCTCTGAGGATGAGGACGGTGCAGAGAAAATTTCTGATACCGTGCTGTCCCTTGACGCTATGCCGGAGGACGATGTGAAGTCCGCTGCATGGCTGGCAGACTCCCGCGACTGCATGGAGGAACTGATTACCGCCCTCAAAGAGAAGGAGCTTCTTTCCATTCTGACCGAGAAGCAGCGCGAATTGTATCTTGCGATGACCCGTGAAGGACTGACTCTTCGAGAGTTTGCCCGAAGGAAAGGCATCGGCATCAGAGCTGCATTTGACCTCAAAGCAGCGGTGCAGAAAAAATTTCAAAGAATTTTTTGAGCGGTACTCAACAAACGGCAAAAAGATGTCCGTTGTAAAGTGAAAGGGTCAATCAGACCACTTCACTGCTCCTTGAAAACTGAATAGTTCAGTGCTGCGGATCTTTCCGCTTCTGCGAAGCAACACAGCTTCCGACGCCAAGACCTCCCGAAAGGGAGTGAGCGACCTCCGGAGAGCTATAACAGTCGTGTGGTGCGGCTGCTTGCGACGATGCAGATGCCGGGTATAATGATACTTCCGTCTTTTCTTTGAATGGGCGGCTCGGAGCGATCCTCGGAGGGGTGAGAGTCCCATGATACCGATTGACCATTGGTAGTCCGCAGCATTCCCGGAACTGCATAGTTCTTCTGGCAGGGGCGCGAGCTGCAAATATGCCGGACAATGAAACAAACCCAAAAGAAACTTACTATATAGTTTCAGGATGAAAACTATGTGGCAGGGTATCTTCACAAGATGCTCTGCCATATCCTTTTGTCCTGAATATTTTCACGAAACAGGAGGTGCTTAGAATATGATGGGCATTGAAACAATGAAAAATGTCAGCCCGAAAACGGTTGACCGAAGCACACTCGTTCAGAGAAGCAGCATCCGGCTTGATCCTGCGGCACCGCGAGAGGACAGGCTGAGGGAGTTCATTAAGCAGATCAGAAATCCCTATTGTTATCTGGACGGAAAAACTGTGGTGAAGATCAGCTTCACCGAGACGGATACGACAATGGAAGATTGTCTGGAACACTATCTGAGAGGTCTTTGATTTATGAACAGTCTGAATCTTTTCGCCCGGTTCTATGGACAAGCGATTGAGCCTGTGGTATAATTTAATCGGTCAAAAAAAGAAGAATACGGATTAAGCCGCTTGCCTTGATGGTCATGTGGCGTTTTCGTGTTCCTCTTCATAAGAGTTGAAGCAAGCCTTCGTCTTTCTGATTTGATGTACCACACCAAACAGAAAAACGGAGGTTATTTTTATGCCAGACAAGGTTTACCGCACGGCGATCTACTGCCGTCTGTCCCGTGAGGATGGAGACAAAGTAGAAAGCAACTCCATCGCCAGCCAGAGAGCCATCTGCGAGGACTATATCGCAAGGCACGATGATTTGGAGCTTGTCTGTGAGCCGTTTGTGGATGACGGTTACAGCGGCGTTTCCTTCAATCGTCCTCAGTTCAAAAAGCTGGAAGAGGCAATCCGCAAGGGTGCGCTTGACTGCATTGTAGTCAAGGATCTCAGCCGCTTCTCAAGAAACTACATCGACGGCGGACGTTACATTGAGAAGATATTCCCGCAGCTCGGCATACGCTTCATCGCAATCAATGATGCGTATGACAGTCTGACCGGTGATCCGCAGTCCGACTCCTTTGTTATCCCGTTCAAAAACCTGATTAACGATTCTTACTGCAAGGACATCTCCATGAAAATCCGAAGCAGTCTGGAAGTCAAGCAGAAGAGCGGTGAGTTCGTCGGTTCGTTCGCGCCTTACGGCTACATGAAATCGCCGGAGAACAAAAACCAGCTCATCGTGGATGAAGCGGTCAGCGAATATGTGCAGATGATCTTTTCCATGTACAAGGACGGCTTCTCCATCGGACGTATTGCAAAGCGTCTGAACCAGATGGGCGTCCTGTCCCCAATGGAATACAAGCATTCCGCCGGTGTGAAGTTCGATACCGTCTTCAAGACCGGCGATACCGCAAAATGGACATACAAAGCCGTCCAGCGCATTCTCACCAACGAAGTTTATATCGGCGTTCTGGCTCAGGGCAAACGCGGCACTCCCAACTACAAAGTCCGCGTTGTGAAGAGCAAGGATGAATCCGAGTGGGTCAAGGTTGAAAACGCGCATGAAGCTCTTGTGTCCTACGAGGACTTCATGGCAGTCAAGGTCATGATGCAGCGGGATATGCGCTGTTCACCCGATCAGGATGAAGCACACCTGTTTTCCGGTTTCCTGTTCTGCGGAGACTGTCAGCAGCCAATGATCCGCAAGACCGTCCCGTCGAAGACGAAAAAGTATATCTACTACGTCTGCTCCACCAATAAGCACACCCGGACGTGCAGCCCGCACAGCATCGCCGCAAAAGAGGTTGAAGAGAAGGTCTTCCGTGCCATTCATGACCAGATCGAGCTTGTCATCAATCTGGAACACGCGCTTGCGATGATAGAACGGCTTCCGTCTCAGAGCCGTAAGGCTTTCAATTACGAAGCTCAGATCGCCAAAATCGAGGAAGAGATTGAACGGTACCAAAAGCTCAAGCTGGGGCTTTACGAGAACTTCATCGGCGGCGTCATTGATAAATCGGAATACTTCGAGTTCCGCAGCAGCTACACCAAAATCATTGAGGACAAACAGGAGGCACTTCTGCGGATCAAAAAAGAAATGAAGCAGACGGTGACAACCGGCACGACCGAACGGAACTGGGTAACGCTTTTCAAGCAGTATGAAAACGTCGAAGAGCTGAACCGCCGTGTGCTGATGTCCCTTGTTGACCGCATTCTGATTCACGAAAACCATGCAATCGAAATCGTCTTCAAATACAGGGACGAATACCAGCAGACGCTTGAATACGTTCTCGGCTATGCCGATGAACTGGATATTGCCGTATAAAGGAGGGATGAGCAAATGGCAAGAAAAAGCAGAAAGCAAGTTGCAGTCGAAGAGCCGGTTATTGAATCTGTCTCTTCCGAGGTCTTCTCAACAGCCATCTATGCCCGTCTTTCCGTTGAAAACAGCGGCAAGTCCGAAAAGGTGGATGTCATCGCAAATCAGATTGAGATTTGCAAGTCGTACATTGCAGAGCGTCCCTACCTGAATCTGATAGATACCTATGTGGACAACGGACGAACGGGTACGGTTTTTGACAGACCGGAGTTCAACCGTCTGATGAACGACATCCGCACCGGCAGGATCAAGTGCCTTGTGGTTCGTGATCTCAGCCGGTTCGGGCGTGACTACATCGAGGCAGGAACCTATCTGGAACGGGTCTTTCCGCAGATCGGGCTTAGGTTTATCGCCATCAAAGAGAACTACGACAACTTTGATACGGACGGCTCCGGCGAAAGCCTCATTATCCCTCTGCAAAACATGATCAACACACTCTACTCAAAGGACATCTCCCGCAAGGTTTCTACCGCGCTCAAGGCACAGATGGAAAGTGGAGAGTTCAAGAAGCGCAATCTCCCGTATGGTTATCGCTGGGATGAGGAACGCAGCAATATGGTCTTTGATGAAGAAACCGCACCGATTGTCCGGAAGATTTTCCAGTGGAAGATTGAGGGGCTGTCTCTTCCGGCGATTGCAGACCGGCTTGATGCAATGAATGCGCCCAATCCGGAGTTTCAAAAGTATCAGGTCGGCGTCCGCACAGGCAATGCTACGGCAAAGAAAATTTGGAACAAGTCTTCACTCACTACCATTCTGGATAATCCCCATTACGTCGGAGATACCGTTCTTGGACGGACGCTGAACGCTATCTACAAGGGCGTCAAAAATCAGCATATCGACCGCGAGAAATGGATTGTTTTTCCCAATACTCACGAGGCGATTATCTCCCGTGAGGACTTCCAGAAGGTACGAGAAATGCGGAACGCCGCTGCAAGGACAAGAGTTGAGAAGATGGAGCGCACGGAGAAAATCCGCGCTACGCTGATCAATCTCTTTGAAGACAAAATCATCTGTGCAGATTGCGGCAGGAAACTCTATTTCCATCGAAAGCGCGTTGACAAGCGTAAGGACGGCGCATGGTACGCCTTCTATGAGTGCAGCTCATCCGTCAAGCGCGGCAATCTCTGTACGCCGCACTATACGCGGCAGGACAAACTCGAAGCCGATGTGCTTGCGGCGATTCAGCTTCAAGTCAAGGCGGCTCTCAATTACGACAAGCTGCTTGCCAAACTGAGAAACAGCGAAGGTGAACGCAGCATCCGAGATCAGCAGAATGCGCTCATTACAAGCCTGAATCTGAAACTCAGCGGTATTTCCAAGAAGCGTACCCGTCTCTATGAGGACTTCACGGAAGGCGTTCTCGATGAAGAGGAATACGCCTTTGCCAAGAAAGCCTACGATGAGCAGTATGTCGATCTTTCACGGCGGTTGGATGAAGCGGTTCAGCGGAAGGTAAAGTTTGCCGAGGCAATGTCCGAGGACAATAAGTGGCTCACGCTGATGAAATCTGTCAGCGGCGCAGCAAAACTCTCTCAGGAGTTGATTGACGAGTCCGTAGAGCTTGTAAAAGTCCATAAGGACGGCTCAATGGAGCTGGTCATGAAATACGGCGATATTTACGCTCTGACCGTTCAGAGTATCAAGGAAGTACAGGAGGCGATGTAAATGAGCAAGGAATACAACATCGGCATCTACATCCGCCTCTCAATGGCTGATGAAGATACCGGCTATGGCAGCAAGGCGGAAAGTGACAGCATCGGCAACCAGCGTATGCTCATCAACCGCTTTCTTGACAATCATCCGGAGCTGTCTCACTGTCAGCGGTCTGAGTTTGCGGATGACGGTTATACCGGCACGAACTTTCACCGTCCTCAGTTCACGCAGATGATGGAGAAGGTCAAGCGCGGCGAAATCAATCTGATCTGCGTCAAGGACTTTTCCCGCTTTTCTCGTGACTACATCGAAACGGGAAACTATCTGGAATGCACCTTTCCGTTCATGGGCATCCGATTCATTTCTATCAACGACGGCTATGACAGTGACGATTACAAAGGCACAACGGGCGGTCTGGAAGTGGTTATGCGCAGCATCATCTACGCCGCATACAGCAAAGACCTTTCCGTAAAGACCACATCGGCAAAAATCCAGATGATGAAGCAGGGCAAGTATGTCGGTGGCTACGCCCCATACGGCTACGTCCTGCATCCCACCATTCGGAACAAACTTGCCGTAGACCCGGAGGCGGCTGATGTGATCCGTCGTATTTTCCGCGAGGCGCTGGAAGGCAGCAACACCTCTCAGATCGCCCGCAGCCTGAATGATGACGGTATCCCGACGCCGGGGCAATACTTCAAGAGCAAGCATCCCGACAAGAAGAAGTTCAGTAACATGAGCGAGAAAATCAGTTGGGAAACCGTGATGGTCTATAACATCCTCAAAAACCTTGTTTACACCGGAACACTGGTCAGCCGCAAAATGAAGTCCTGCGGTGTCGGCTCAAAAAAGCGTGTTGTCAAATGACCGGTTATCGGAGCAGGAACGCATGAAGCTATTATCAGCAAGGAAGACTTTGAGCTTGTTCAGAAGGTCATTCGAGGCGGAGGTCGGAATCCCACGCGCAAGCAGCATGACTATCCGCTCAAGGGACTCGTCCGCTGCGGTAACTGTAAACGTGCTATGACACGCCGAAAGAACAAGGCTGGCATTCGATACTTCCAGTGCATTCACTCGGTCAACAACGGAAACACAGACTGTCCGGTTGGCAGGAGCTTTCCGGAAATGGATATTGAGAAGGTTGTCTTCCATGCCCTTACTCAGTTTCTTGCTTTGGCACAGAAGGAAGCAATACAGAACCGCGAAGTCGGTGATCTGCGGAAATCTGCCATCAAGGAATGTGCTGATAAAATCCGCACTCTGCAAAAGCAGAACGAGCAGCACAAGGCGTCCAAGCTGAGGCTCTACGAGAAGTATGCAGCCGGAAGCATCACGAAGGAGGCGTACATTCAGCAGAAGGCGACAGCGGATGTGAAGATTGCTGAAAACGATGGAGTAATCCAGCGCAGTCACGAACGGATGAAAGAGCTTGACTCCGAGACCGCCTGTTCAGATGAAAAGCTGGATGCGGTCTGCGAACAGTACGCCGACTGCAAAGCTCTGACCCATGAGCTGACCCACACATTCATTTCTGCGGTCTACATTTACGATCTTGACAACATAGAAATCGTCTGGAAGTTCAAGGACTTCCTCACTACATCAGAAGGAGAAGCCAAATGAAAGTATTTCTTTATATCCGCGTTGCCTGTGCGGATCAGCTTGCGGCAGCAGACCAGCGGGAAGAGCTGGAACGCTATGCGAAGGACAAAGGCTATGAGGTGGCTGCTGCTGTGGCGGCAGACGGCATCTCCGGCGTCCATACGGAAGGTATCATGAACTTCCTGCTGAACGAAGCAAAGCGTCAGGACATCGGTACGATCCTCACCCGCGACACCTCGCGAATCAGCCGGGACACTTCCTCTTTCATGAGGTTTGAGCGAAAGTTCCGGGAGAACGGCATCCGGTTCGAGTATCTGTCCAAGCCTGACAACGAGCTTCCGGTCACTCCGATGATGGAGGCGTTTGAAGCGGCGTATAAGAAACGTCGCACAAAGAACGGCAAAAGAGCATAGAGAAAACGCAAGCCGTTCACGGGTGGTTGTCCACCTATGAACGGCTTGTTAATTCTCAAAATTTTTTTAGTCCCTACTTGACACAAGAAGATATGAGCAGACTGGGCAGAGGATATTTAGAGGTGGGCAGACTGACGGAGATTGTATTTCCCAGCTATGGGGTGCGGTTTATCGGCATGAATGACGGGGTAGACAGCTTGTATGGTGACAATGAATTTACCCCATTCAAAAATATCATCAACGAGTGGTACGCAAAAGACTGCAGCAAAAAGGGAAAAGCATTGGCAAGAATCAAGGCTGAAAGCGGTGCAAGAGTAGGTTCAAGACCGCCCTTCGGGTATCGAAAAGACCCTGCCGATCCCAAGCGAAATATTATCCCAAATGAAGAAACCTCACCAATTGTACAGCATATTTTCTCTCTGTGTATGAATGGCAAAGGCCCCAGCTAGATTGCAAAGCAGCTTAAAGAAGAACACATACCTATCCCTGCACACTTTTATTATGAGAAAAACGGTGTGAAAGTTACCGGATTTGATGCGGGTAATCCCTATGACTGGAAGCAATCAACTGTAGCAAGAATACTGGAGAATGAAGTTTATCTTGGACATACCATCAATCTAAAGTACACAACCTTGTCTTACAAAAACAAGAAACGAGTGGAACGTCCCGAAAATGATCAAGTAAGAATTGAAAATACCCATGATGCTATTTATAGATAAAGCTACATGGGATATTGTGCAGGACATCCGCAGCCGTAAGCGACGGAGAGCGAATATGGCAGAACAAAATATCTTCTCCGGACTAATATACTGTAAGGATTGCGGAACTACAATGGTGCTCCACCGGGCTCATACAATGGATGCGGTAAAAAACAACTTTACCTGCCGAACCTATAAAAAGAAAGGTAAGGATGCTTGCACTGGGCATTTTATACGAGAGGTACAGCTTGCAGAGAATTACCCACTTTGCACGGCAAAATGAAGCTGTGTTTGCAAAGCACATCACCCAAAAGAACAGTACAGAAATTCGCAGATTGATTGCCCAAGCAGGGCGAGAGCTGGAAGCATTGAAACGCGGAGATACCGAATTAAGTGCATTATTTAAACGGCTGTATGAGGACAATGTCCTTGGTAAAATTCCGAATGAAGTGTTCCGAAAGCTCAGTGGTGACTACCTTTTAGAGCAAAAAGAAATCTAGTCTTCTATCCCCAAAAAGGAAGATGAACTGGAAAATCTCAAGGATTCGGTTACAAATGTTGGGACATTTTTAGAAAAAGCAAAACAGTATACCAAGCTTGATACACTGACAGCAGAAATGCTCAATCTGTTTATTGAGCGGGTGGAAGTAGGGGAACGAGAAGAACGCTACTCACGCACAGCGCCGCAATCGATTGATATTTATTACCGTGATATTGGCCTCTTAGATGATTTTGCGGAATCAGAAGCCATATCGGAGCAAGAACCAACACCAAAAGAAATCGCTTAAACGGTAAACGGCAGACAGCGAATATCTCTGCCTGCCGATACATACCGTCCAACTTCACCACGGTTAGAAAATGTCCCTATGACACCCCGGGGAAAAATCCCCGGGGGAGTTGGCGCTACCCGGCGGTCCTCCCGCTGGGATTGGAGGCGCCGAGCAGCACTGGTTCGTCAGACACGGCACCACCTCCTTTCTTAAAGATATTATACTATCTGGAGAGAAGAAAATCCTCCTTTTACTTTGGATATTACCTGAGTTAAATTGCGAACGTGCCTCGGGAACAATATACTGATATAGAACAAAGAAATAGAGACCCAAAGGTCATGAGAAGGTCATAAGAAGCCATAGGTTCCATAAGTATTTGAGAGCCTTAACTTGACCGGCCGATCTAAATACCCAAATATGTGCCAACGTATCAGGCCCGGCTGCTTTCAAATCAACGCGAAGAATATTGCTTGAGCGATCAGCTGGGCGATCAAATGGCCTATCAACCATGATCTCTATTAAAAAGGGGCGACTCAAAATGGCGGACCAAAAGGTATTACTTGTAGATGCCAACTCCCTCGCAAATCGCGCTTTCTACGCGCTTCCTCCACTTTCGACAGTAAACGGAGTCCCTACAGGCGCGGTGTACGGATTTCTTACCATGCTCTTAAAACTCATTGACGAAACCAAACCCGGTTATATACTGTGCGCTTTCGACCACCCTTCGCCAACTTTTAGGCACGAAGAATTCGAAGAGTACAAAGGAACAAGAAAGCCGAGTCCAGAGGAGTTCATAGAACAGATACCTTTGCTTAAAGAAGCGTTATCCGTTCTTGACATACCCATCATTGAATTACCAGGCTACGAAGCCGATGACATAATAGGTACCTTGGCCTGCACTTACAGTAAAAACGGATTTCCTGTGACCATCCTTTCAGGCGATAAGGATTGTCTGCAGCTGGTTGGGGACAACCGGGAAGTAGTGATCTTTGTGCGAGGGATTTCTGAAACCAAAGAATACGATAGAGATGCCGTAATAAAAGACATGGGGGTTTCCCCTGAGCAAGTTCCTGATTTCAAAGGGCTAGCTGGGGATCCATCCGACAACATCCCAGGTGTGAAAGGAATTGGTCCGAAAACGGCAGCAAAACTGTTACAGGAATACGGCACATTGGAGAACATATACGCGAACATAGACAAAGTCACCCCTGAGCGAGTGCAAACTCTCTTGAGAGAACACAAGGATGCCGCATTCCTGTCAAAGAAACTAGCTACCATCGTGTGCAATGCCCCCTGCAAGGTCGAGCCAGATCAGGCCAAATGGGAAGGCCTCGATGCAGCAAGGGTAAGACAGTATTTCGAGAATATGGAGTTCCGCAGTTTGCTAAAAAGGCTTGCGGACTACGAGCGTAAAGACCCGCAGGGACCAGATACTGATTCCCAAAGGGCTAGTTTCGGAGATGTTCCAGGTATGCTGCATGAGGAAGAAGAACCAAACGACGTGCCGGTTGGGTTTTACCTGGTAGATGAGGAAGAGAAGCTGGAAAAACTCGCAAAGCGCATTGCCCAAACTAGACAGATTTCTCTGTATGCAGGACCCTATGGTACAGAAACTTCTAGTTTGGCCAGTTTTTCATGGCCAGAAATTCTAGGCGTTTCAGATGGTGATAAACCATATCTTGTAGATTTCGGAGCGCACCTCCTGGGTTCCAAAAACGGGACGCCCATGGGAAGACCGCTTGACCTGGTAGATCCCAACTATCAAGATTTGATGTGGAAATATATGGGTCCCATATTAGAGGATCCTAACGTTAGAAAAGTAGGTTTCAACCAGAAATGGCCGATCACCATATCGATTCGTAGAGGGCTTGACGTGAAGGGGCTCGAATTTGACGCAATGGTAGCAGCTTATTTGCTCGATCCAACGAGGACTACGTACAGACTCGACGATCTGACGAAAAACTATCTTGGAAAAGATCTCCCGAACTCCTTTGACGATTTCTCCAAAGCCACCAGGGATAGTCGAGAGGCTCACGATGCAAATAGGGAGCATCTGGCCAAAGGTGCCTTTTTTGCAACTTGTCTGGTCCCCCACATGCGAAAGGAGCTAGAAGAGAACTCGCTTCTAAACTTAGCCCTGGATGTGGAGTTTCCTCTTATTAATGTATTGGCTGATATGGAGGCCACGGGACTTGGGGTAGACCTGGAGAAA